TGTTGGTATAAAAGGAAGTTTTGTTCAAACGGGTTCTACTATTACATTGACAGCATCAGGTCATGGTTTGGCGGTAAACAATGTTGTTAATATATCTTTTACTAAGACGACGGGAACGGGGGCCGTTCCTGTAAATAATGTTTATACAGTAGTTACTGTGACAAACTCTACTTTTACTGTAACTTCAGCCGTTTCTGCGACTGTTAGTGGAACTTTTACTACTAATTTAATATCTTTATTTAATTGGGTCAAACCCGCAGACGAAAAACAAGCTAAGGCACCAAGGCAATTTTTCATAAAAGACGAAGATTCAACAAATACAACTAGAATTCCTTTTCGTCAATATACTAAAGAAAAATTAAATTTTGTGTTTTTTAATAATTTTTTAAAAACAGCTCTTCCTTGGAATAAGGATTTTCCTCCACTATCGTTACCAACAAAAAATAATGTTAAAGTGTCTAAACAGTTGTATTCATTATTATCAATAAGTAGCGTAAATACGACTACAAATATGATAACTACGACTACTAATCATAATTTATCAGTTAACGATACAATTGGATTTGTTGGAGACAGTTTGCCTTCACAAATAAGTCTTTATGATATATCCACTCCATATACAAAACGAATTTATTATGTAAAAACTGTACCAGCCGCAAATACTTTAACAATTTCCAGTTCTATTGGAGGCGCAGCTATAACTTTAACAAATCTAAGTTTAGACACAATTATTCACAAAGTTTCATCTGCAAGTTTATATCGGCCATTTATTTTAGAAATAAAAAGAGATGCGGCACAAGATGTTTTTTATATAAATCGAATTGAAGTTTATCGTCAACCCGTGAACACAACGGATAATTTGAAGGGAACATTTATTACAGAATTAAAAAACACAAAATTAAGTTTAATAAATACAGGAAAAATAGGTATTAATTATTTTGATTGCACTTTTTATAATAGGTTATTGGATGATTCAGAATCAAGTCAAATTTATTCTTTTTTTGCAAAAACTTATTTAAGTTTGTTTACTGGCAAACCTCAATCAACCAATATAGATTTACAAGATGATCTTTATGACTTTAGATTGCCAAATATTTTTTGTATAGCAGGAAGAACTTAATATGAACACCCTTTTTAAATTAGAAAATTACGTAATTTTAGATTTATTTGAGCTAGAATTAGACGCATCCGAAGGTTATTTAAGATTTCATGGATCTAAAAATTTCTCTCAAGATTTGATATTTCAAAACCATAAATTTACATTTATTCCGTGCGAATTGTCCAATTTAGAATCTTCTTCGGATGGGAGGCAATCAAAACCGACTTTAAAAATCTCTAATATTAATAATTACATGTCTTACGTCTTAAAAGACAGAAACAATTTGATTGGTAAAAATTTTATTAGAAAAAAAGTTTTGGCTAAAGATTTAGACGCGTCTAATTTTACAGACGGAAAAAATCCTTTTGGATTTTCTAACTTTAAAACATTCATAACGTATGATATTTTTGTCATTAATTTAAAAAAATCAGAAAACAAAGAGCTTATTGAATTGGAGTTGGCAACAAAAATAGATGTGCAAAATATTAGTGTTCCAGCAAGGAAAGTCACAAATGATACTTGTTCTTGGAGTTATAAATGTTATGGATGTAACTATGGAAATACGGCGGATTACAAAGGGCCGTCTTTTGAAGATGGTTTATCTTATTTAACTAATGATCAAAAAACCTCCGCTAGAAACTACAAAAACGCCAATAATAATAAATTACATAGCCAATGGTGGTTCCAAAACGTTTGGAATTCAGTTGGTTCGGTAGACATAGGTGTGCCGATTGCTGATGAAAACAATAAAGTATTTTTAACAAATTATACTTCAACAAGCAGTTCAACAAGTCAAAGTTATGGTTTAAACAAACTAAACTATCGTGCAAGGTGGACCGAAACTTCAACTTATAATAAAGGAGATTTTGTTTTTTTAGAATTTATACCAACCGTTCCAATAAATTTAAGAGAAGATTCTTTTTCGTCTTTTTCTAATAGTCCAAAATTAGTTTTTGTTTGTATTCAAGATGGCATACTTGATAAACGACCAGATTTAAATCTTGATGTTTGGAAACAAGATCAGTGTTCAAAAACACTTTCAGGATGTAGATTGCGATTTAAGGATTATGTTGGGATTTATTCAGAAGAATCAAAAAATAGGAATGGTCTTCCGTTTGGTGGTTTTCCAGCTACTTTTTCGCATGAAAATAAGCAGTAAAATAATGAATGAAATAAAGTTTTGTAGCAAAAACAACCTTGATAAAGAAACCTGCGGTTTTGTAGTGGAAAAAGAAAATGATATTTTATTTATACAAGTAGAAAATAAACACCCAGATGCAAGGAGTTTTTTTTTAGTATCTCCTAAAGATTATTTGAATATAAAAAATAATTTTAAAATTGTTTGTCTTTTTCATAGTCACATTAGTAATGCTTTTTTTTCAGAATTAGACATTTTCCATCAGAGATATCATAATATGAATATGTTGTTATACAATATAGAAACAGATCAATTTAAAGAATTAAAGTGTAAATAATAATATGGCGACCATTAAGTTAAACGGAGTTTTTGAAAATTTTATAGAAACAGAATGGGATTTGAATGTTTTATCGATTTTAGAAATGTTTGAAGCGATAGAGGCTAATTCTAACAAATTGATATCCACTTTAGGAGTGTTGGGTGAATATATAACTCATTTTGTAGTTTATCTTGATGGTGAAATTGTGCCGCCAGAATATATAAATTCGCCTATATTAAAAAAAGATTCTAAAATAGAAGTTGTACCTTTGATTTTTGGTTCAGGTACTTTAATTATGGGTATTATTTTAATGGTTGTTTCTATGGGTATTCAAATGTTAATAACAAAAATGTTAACTCCAAAATCACCTACTGATATTAAAACTGTTTCTAGGTTGTTTTCTGGTTATGAAAACGTATCTATGAGAAATGTAGTTATTCCAATAGGGTATGGAAGAGTGAAAATAAGTTCTATTATTATAAGTAATGACGTTTCGTTTTTTATTCCGGTTTTGATGGTTTTGGTAGTATTGGCCGACAAAATCGAAAGGGTGTATCAAAATTATCAGAATTGGGTTTTTATGAAATCATCCAAAAGACAAAAGGATGGATATGATTATTTTGTACGTATCTAAAGGGGCGATGTTATATTTTTTTGAAGAGAAGGTGGTTCAAGGTTCAAAAGGGGCGATAAATTGTGATTCTTCATATAAAAGTATTGATCTTTTATGTGAAGGGCCTATTGAAGGATTTGTTGATTCAAATGGCAATACTGTAAATTATATTGGATTAAACGATTCAGATGCATCGTCAATTAATTGTCTTGCCGAAGGGGTGTATTATAATGACGCTCAGATAAGAGATTCAAAAAGTAAACTTTATAATTTTTCAAGGGCTGAATTTAAAGTTTCTTTTGGAAATCAAATTAAAAATTCTTCAGACTCTGTTTCGGCAGTATACACATATAAAACCAAGCTTTTTGATTATACTGGAAAAGGTGATAATAACGGTGCTATTGACCCTTCTTGGATCAATATAGGAAACAAAAGTCATCTTACGCAACAGGTCTCTGACCTTTTTAAAGGTAACGCGATGGACCAGATGGCTACGTTTCGCAGCCGAGCTAATCCTAATTTATTTAATTTATATCCAGTAACTCATGTCGTTCAAAATAAATACGCTAATATAATAGTTGTTAATGTTAGTATAGATTCATTGTTTTCAACCGACAACAATGGAACGCAAATGAGTACAGCTATTTTTAATATAGAAGTGGTGAATAAAACTCTTTCGGAAGCAAGACTTATATCTGTCAAATATACTGGTGTTGCCAAAGGGGGGTCAATAGTTGTTCCAGTTGTTGTGGATCTATCAAATTATGATTCTGGTTTTGAGTGGGTTATAAATGTTTACAGTCTTAACGTAGCGGAATCGGCAATTGTACCGACCCCAAGTAATAGATCTCTTTCGTTAGATTCTGTCGTAGAGCATATAACAACTCCATTCTCTTTTCCTTATTCTGTTGTTGTTAACAACACGATGGACGCAAGAAATTTTCAAAATATTCCCGTTAGATCTTACGATTGTAAACTGTTAAAAATAAAAGTTCCAGAAAATTATGACGGTGAAGTTAGAGAGTATGTCGGTAATTGGACAGGTGATTTTAGTAAAAATTTAAAATGGACTAATAATCCTGCTTGGGTATTTTATGATATTTGTTCTAATAGCAGATACGGAATGGCTAAAGGTAAAATTACTGAAGCAGATTTAAATAAATGGCAAATATTGACATTGTCTAAATATTGTGACGAATTAGTAAAAACCGATGCGCCAACAAAATTCAACTCACAAGAATTTTATTTTGATAATTCATTAAAAGACAATGATCCTAGTTATAATTGTATAAAATTTGGAACAGGCATATCAACTGTAGATACACTTAAAATAATTTATCCAATTGGAGGTTTGATATATTTATACGATTTACGAAATGAATTAGCTAATGATGTTGATTATAATTTTAAAAAAAGAATAGTCGGTGTATCTTTAGAGTCAATATCAGGAGGTTTTATTGCGAGTCTAAAACTATGCAATGACTTTGGTCCAAGAAAAATACTAGAACAAGATTCAACTGGAGAACTCTTTACACATGTAGTTGAAAAGATAAAAACAACTTTTGGAGGGCCAAGCAATAATAATTTTGAAAATAAGATTGTGAGATTTATTATTGATTTTTTTACAAATGAAGCGAATAAGGATCTAAACGTTACCAAATCTCACATAAATAAAAGTATATTCGACAAATCATTAAAAATAGCAAAAGGATATTGCGTAACAAAACACGATGCTTATCAAGATTTTTTAGAGCCTCGTTTTTCATGTAACTTGATCATGAATAATCAAAGTGAAGGTCTAAAAGCGTTGACAGATCTTGCTTCAATTTTTAGAGGTATTTTTTATTTTAAAAATGGTTTGTTAGCTCTAACTTCAGATGTAAAACAAAACCCGCTTTATATTTTTACGAATTCAAATGTAAAAAACGGTCTTTTTACATACGCTTCTGGAGATTTAAATAATTCTTTTTCAATAGCTAAAGTTCCTTATTTAGATAAATACGATAATTTTAAAGATAAAATAGTTTATGTAGAGGATTCGGAATTAATTCAGGCTTTTGGAATAATTGAAAAAGAAATTTTAAGCTTTGGAGTAACCAGTAAAACTGAGGCTCAGAGAATAGGTAAATGGTATCTTGCGACTGGTAAATTAGAATCTGAAATAGTAGCTTTTGCAACTGGTGTGGAGGCTACACAGTTGCAAATAGGAAATGTAATAAGAATATCAGACGCTATTAAAGATTCATCTATAGTTTTTGGAAAAATCGTTGAATTAGATTTCAAAAACAATTATATACATATTGATAGAGAAGTTAGATCTGATTGTCTAGGAAAAACAATAAAAATCTTTTCTGTCGTTGACGATTTGTTGGTGGAGTTGAGTTTTTCAGTAATTAATTTGGATAATGCAAATTTACGTTTAAAACTTGCAAGTCGTCCTTATATGAGTTGGTTTATTGTTAAATCAATTAACGTAGAAGACGATGGGTTGAAACTTACAGGAGACGCGCTAACAACTGGTTTTAATAAAAAAGTTTACACTAATAATAGTTTTATAAGCAATTGTGAAACGTCTTTTTCTGTTGTAGCTCCTCAGAATCATTTAAGTGTAGTTGGTTTATCGACAATAAATGATTCGACAGTA